GGAAGGTTGACACTAGGCTGAGGAACCTCATCAGGGCGATATTGAACATAAGAATGGAACCATTTGATATCAGAAAGGATAGGGACGATCTCATTAACATATTCAGAGAAAGTAAGTCTGTTATTAATAGCCCGGCCCTTATTATGCAAAAGGAATTGTTGATACAAGATTTCGTAACCAGTCCAGGTATAAGATGGGACATGAGACCAAATAGGTAGAGAAGCTTCTAAATCCTTCGTGACAGAACCACGTAAATGAGGAGGGAAGAACTTGACCGCAGCAGCGATATTTGGGCGGAGAGCATGGAAATAGTCTGTCAACGAATAATTGATGCTCTGACGCTCTTGGTCGACAACCTTGAAAAGGTTGAACACACCATCACAGGTTCGTCCAGTGCGTCCGCGTCTCTGCTTGATGGTCTGATCAGACAACGAGAACCAAATAAGTTCAGGTTGTTGATCAGCACCACGAAGCGGTTTCGCGAACGGACTGGACAAATCCATGTTGGGGTATATGTTGCGATCTTCGAAAGAAATGGTTAAATCATAATCCATAGTGAATACATATGATACATCAGGGAGAGTCATTCCGGCATCCAAAACACTAGTAGCTACAAACACAGAAGCAGATTCATCCACATGGCGATTCTTTGAACTTAAAATACAAACTTTACGTCTAATGAGAGCGAGGAAATCAGCAGCCAAGGAAAGAGTCGGAACGAAAATCAAAACACGAGTCGTAGGTAGAAAATCATTGACACGGGCGGAGACGAAACGGGTATAATCACGTGCATTAGACACGGATGTGACAATTTCTTCAACATTAAAAGATGACACAGCAGGGATCACAACACGATCCAACTTGACATCGTCGAGAGGAGTGGCAGTGACGTGTATGACCCGTTGTCTCGTACGACGCAAGAATTCACGAATGACCATATAATGAGGCTCAGTAATATGGGCTTCATCTATGACAAAGATCCTACCAGGACGACGCAATTTGGGTGTTGAAAAGAAAGATTGAACAGTCGTGTAAATTAAAGGTTCGTCACCAACACAAGTGTACCCCTCAGTCTGTATACCAATACGAACCGAAGGGAAAACTTCTTGCATGTACGTACCAACAGAAACCGCGACCAAATGACGAGGAACAATGATAACAACTGGCAACCTAGAAACATCTGCGACACGTTTCATCATCCGAGTTGATTTACCAACCCCAGTTGGGGCCACAAGAACGAAACTAGCCTGCCAATCAATGGCAAGCAGTCGAACTCTGGCCTCAAGGGGTTGGAAATCAACACTACCGGCTGGTGAAAGGTACCGCAACATGTTGCTGAGGCCATTTGCTATCCAAAACGAAGGAGCAGGCATCGTGAAACCTAAAGGTTGAAGAAAGGGTAAATCTACTTCTACAAAAGATAACAAATACACAAGGATCGTTTCTATTACATGGACGTCTAATTCTACAACGATAGGGGCAACCTGCCCCGTCAACATGAACCAAGCATTAATGAAAGCAGAATCAAACATTCTAATAAAATCTAACATAGACCAATAGCGAGTTCTTTTAACAATGAATGAATATGCCATGAAAAGCCAATGCCGAACGATGAGAGTAGAGTACTTGTTGTCTATAACGACAAGGTTCTCAGCTCGAAGAAACTGATAGGGCGTCTTCGAAATGAGAGCCCTGACGGTAAGAGGGTCGGATTGATAACCAGTGGAATGGGCAATCAAAGCCAGTGGCCAGGATAATCTGGCCGCTAGCTTTGTTTGTAACCAGTCGGCCCATCTCATATTGGTGTATCGAGGAGATAGCATGGTGGGGAAATCAGCAAGCCAGCGCACAAAGATGGCCATAGAATCTGGCGCTTCCATGATGATTAAACCAGGGTGGTTATCATCATCGAAAGCGTCACGATCAAGGTCTTCCTGCGGCTCTGAAATGTTGACATCCCCTCGATACCATTTCCTCAAAACATCATTATAAGAAGGAACAGACTTAATGGCAGACTTCTTCATCCCACGAGAAATCCAAGATGCATGATGAGTTTGATACCAGTGGGCCGCACGACGAGCGTACTCATCATAAAGCCCACGATTGTGTGAAGTAAGATCGATATAGGACAAGAGAGTGTTGTAGACCTTGAAAGAGTCAGTATGAGCACGAGCTAAGTTCATTGCTGTGGCTTTGCCATTCAACCGAGAGGGCGAGTGACAAGTTGCAAAGTTCAGCTTCGTGGTGATACCGGCAGTGTACAATTCAAGGAGGATGTCAGGGGTCAAAGGCAAAGGAACCTTACCCAAGAACCCAAAATCCTGGGTTTGCCAAGTCTGTCCTGAAGGTAACTTCCTGCGAGGGTCCGGAAGCGAACGAGTACCTGGAGCCTCATCTCTCATAACAGTACCAAGACGAGCCATCGCTTTCATGGCGGCCTCAGGACTCCACCCAAACACAGCATCATACCCAAGGACATGATCGTCCCCAAGATTTGACAATGTGTTATAAGAGTAGAAATCCCGAGCTGGCATACCAGTGACAATCTTCCAAGCATACAAGTAGTTGACAAGTAAGGCGAGTGAATTGTCAGCCGAGGTAGACGAATGGCCAGTGGTAAAACCCTGAGCCTTAGTGAAAACATCACCAAAGTTCTTGAAGCCCATGGGTTGCGTTAGAAGTTTAGCGTAGCTGAAATCGATCAAATCACAAATCTCATGAAAGTCTTTGTGCCAAGTGAATCCCTTCTTCCTCAATTCGGCCACCATCTTTAAAACAGGTGGTGCCTGAGTCGAGTCGAAAGCAGTCATATCACCGGCAAAAATAAACTCATGACCCATCAAAGAAGACCAAATCTGATTGAAGTTGACGCCATTTAGAGACATACCGACTTTAGCCGGGGTGTCCCAGACGGCGTATGCGTGGTTAGGTTTATAGTTGAAGACGGTTGTCAACACGTGGTGTACGAAAGGTGATCCAATCACCGTTCGGACAGCACGGTTGGCAGCCTTCTTCAACTTGAGCGTCTCCATCTTGGTGAAGACTGGTGCAGGAATCTCCAAGTCACGGGCATTCCTGAACAAGTCTTCCCAAGCTTTGATGAATTGTGAATCACCCCCCATCGACTTGATAATTTGTCGACGGGAGATCTGACGAATCGAGCCATCTTTGTGAAAGAGGCCAAAGCCAAAGCCCATATTAAACTTCTTCTCCCATTTCGCATAAATTTCGCGAGGGGAAGCAAGCCTAGAATTGGCAAATTGGGCTTTGGTCCCTTCCCACAGACCATCCAAAACGTCATCAAACTCAGAATCAGCAATAATTTTATCCTCGTTACCGGTCCAGTAACGAGCGGTAGAACGTAGCTCTTCCAAAACACCAGTGAAAGTAGAAGAATGAATATAACCAGGCCATTGAGGGAAAATGGTATTAAGGCCCAACCATGGAGGAAATGCGGTCTTGAGCTTCCTAAAACCCAAAGCGAAAGAGGTGTTACCCATGAAGTACTTGCGCCAACTGGCGTGTTCCTCAAGATAACCATCAGTGAAAGCTTCCGAACCAAAAGAGTCAACAAAACCAGGAAGGACCGAGAAACCCATATCACCGAGTGTCTGATAGGTGCGTGACATAGACTCCATAGAAGGAGGTCTATAAGCACCGCTAACCATTTCAGGCAACCGGAAATCATTGAGCATCTCGTGGAACCTAACAAGTGCCTTCCTAGTTTTATTAACAATTTTGACCTGGAAAATACCACTGATAGTGGGAGCAGAACCACCCTTCAAACCAAGAATCTTACCCTTCTCGAAAGCAACCGGGTCGTCCGGCTGCAAAGCGAGTGGGTCATCCTCCCCAAGCATAACGAAATTGAAAGTCGCTGTGTGGAGTACACTAAAGAGGACAAAGATACGCTTGAGAAGTCGCTTACAGGCCTTAGGAGAGCCGAAAACCTTAACCAAGAAAAGAGTGAAACCTGATAAGAAAACATCATAGACAAAATCCGGAAGGAAGAAAGGGATTAAGGCATAACCCAAAGCTCTTAAGAGCAAAATTGGGAGCCTGAAAACTTTGTGAATAACCTTACCGGACACCGAAAACAACGTGGTGACGATGAAAAGAGAAACGAAAATGATGAAAGGGGGCAGAATACCCCCAAATGAATCAAGGAAATAACCACGAAGAAAATCGAAATCTTCGTCGGTCAAGGCTGAAGCGTCAGAACGCCCGTCGAAAATACGACCCTGCGAAGGGTCAGTCGAACGGGAAGCTCTGACTCTCCAGCCCGGCGAGGTGAGATCGAGTGACGTTTGAGCATTCGAAATCATAGCATCCGCCATCTCCCTACTGACGAACTCGGATACCCGAGTGCCTGTCACCGACAAAAAGGAACAGACACTCAGGTACCATGCATGACGAACAGGGTTCAAAACAGACCGAGACTGATAAATGTTGTACAATGTAAAACCGACCCAGATGAAGAAATGATCCACAATAACGACGTACAATACCCGACTGAAGAATAGTGATACAACAAAGAATTCTACGGACAACCAAAGCTTAAGGGTCAAATGCCTCGACCTAATGGAATTTAATGAACGTTCCGGGATTTGACCCGAGATGGCCAAGAAAATCTCATTAGGTAGGGACATCAACCTAATAGACATGCGAACAAAAGCAACCGAAGCTCTAATATCAGACAAGGTCACCAAGAAAGCATCCAACGGCCGCTTGATGACCCTAACGAAAGCAAAGAGAGACGGTTGCCAAAGGGCCACCACTTGATCAAAAGTGATAAAAGTGGACCAGTCGCCGGTCATTAACCCGTAAGCAATGGCTATCAAAGACAATACAAGATTCAAATTTACCAATACAAAGATAGGACCTAAAACTACAAGAAGGGCCAAAGAAGCTGAGAGCGGTGCACTAGCAGCCACCCACAAGATAATCAACAAAGTCGTAGCATTCGCGACGACCCAAAAGAAAACCCAACCAAACAAAGTACTAGCTACAATGGTCTGCACGATACGCGCAGTAAAATACACAGGGAAATTCACAGCCAAAAAGTTTAAAATTGGACCTAAGAAACCCATTAAAATACGACCAGACAATAACCAAAAGAGACGGTTCACAGAAGCGTGAGATAGAAGTACATCGGGCAACATAGGCCCGACCAGAATCACACAAGCACCCCAAACACCAGACCAGAGATGCCAAGTGGGCGTAGTCAAAGTTATAGCCATGAAGAAATAGCAGACACTCTGGAACAAAATCGTCGTCCCAGCACCCATAACAGAACTGAACATGGAACCAAGAAGGGTCCCTTCGAGGAAAGTGAAAAGGACGAAAGAAATGATTTGGTTGAACATTGTGTTAAAGAGATGATATTCAGTTGATGTATTAGTGATGGTGAAGAACAGTAATCGTCCGACTGCAGATGGTTTGAGGTAAACACCCCTCAGCCCAAAAGCAAGCTTCACGAAAATTTATTTAACATTCGGTCGTTATTCGCTGATCGACCGGCCGGAATAGACTTCCTGAGGACTGCCTTATAGGTGCCCAGGCTAGAAGCTTACCGACAATAGTTCCGGAAGTAAGTCCTACACCCCCCTTGAAAGGGTGCTAAGGATTTCTCTTATTCCTCGCCATGATAACGAGAACTAACACCGTAACCAAAGGATTCAAACCTAGCATTTAAAGATCAGTTTCGCATTGCAGCATACCAGTGGCGACCGAAGTCACTTTGACTATATCCAAAAGTTGGACACTGGGTTTGGGCGGCGCAACCTAGTCTCATAGCTTTAGGAACCCAAGGCGCATGAGTGACATGATAAGATACTTGTGACTGTTGAACTCCTTCAAGGTAAAGGGGGGGTGACGACCCGGCCAATCAAGGCTGCTCCTTTGCCAGTCGTTGGTGAATAAAATTCACACTTACCACCAGGGTTTCGGCCATTAAGGCCTCCTCAGAGTGTGTCAAAAGGAAGAAACATAATAAGCGAAAAGAAAGAGGGAAGAAACAACCTAACCCCAAAGAAAGAACAAACAAACAAAAGAAAATAAAACCCCAGCCAACCCGAAAGGGAAAAGGGAACGGAAGACGCCGTTTAAAGCGTGATCGACTCAAATCAAAAGCCAAAATAGCATAGAACACCAAATCGATGATTGCTATTTGTCAGAACCATGGAAAAGGCATCCAGG